ATCAAGAAGGCTATCAACGACACAATCAATAGTTTCTATCCTAAACTATGGGCAGTTGCTTCTACAACATTTACCTTCAATGCAAGCCAGACAACCTATCCATTACCAGATGATTTAGAATCTATCCTTTATATGTCTTGGCAGACTACAGGTTCTAGCCTTGAGTGGTTACCAATCAACCGTTGGCGTGCAGATCCAATGGCAAACGTCGCTGCCTTCAATACTCAAAACACAGTAAACATTTATGAAAATATCCAACCTGGTAGAACAGTACAGGTCTGGTATGCAACTACACCTAACACATTAGATAATCCAACAGATGATTATGCAGATGTAACAGGACTGCCAGCCTCATCTGCAGAAGTAGTAATCCTTGGTGCTTCTTATAAGTTGCTATCTTATATTGACTCTGGACGAATCAATCTTAGTTCAGCAGAAGCTGACCTCAATGATACAAAGATACCAAGTACTGCAGGTGTTTCATCATCTCGTTATATCTTTGCTCTGTATCAACAAAGACTCAATGAAGAAGCATTGAAGTTGCAAGACAAATATCCAATCCGAATCCACTATACAAAGTAAGGCAGACCCGTGACTAGAGAATATTCAAGTATTAGCGTTGAGACAACGCTCAACAGTGGTATCAATACTACTGCAACTACTATGGTTCTTCCATCAATCGCTGCTGCTACAGCCTTACTAGGCGGTGTATCACTAGCTCCTGGCAACGTAGATATCTTTACTGTTGCAATAGATGTAGATACTATCAACGAGGAAATTGTTTATGTAACAGCAGTATCTGGTGACACTCTAACTATTAGCAGAGGCCAAGCAGGAACTGGAACTGCCGGAGTATCTGGTATTGCTCACAACGCAGGTGCCTCAGTCAAGCACGTACTTACTAGCGATGATCTTATCTATTTCAATACTGCAGTCCAGCCAGATACGCTCACCGCTAAAGGCGATATCTATGCAGCCTCAGCATCGGCTACAGTAGGTCGAGTAGCAGTTGGAGCCAACGGTACGGTACTGACCGCAGATAGCACACAGACTAGAGGACTCACTTGGTCCACAGTTGCTACAACTCCTAGAATTGGTCAAGTGGTTCAGGCTACGACAGCGACAACAACTGCTACAGCTTCTACAAGTTTTGTGGATGCTACAAATGTAACTGCAACAATTACTCCAACTTTGAATACAAGTAAAGTTTTAGTAAGTATGAGCTTTATGGCTTCAGCCAGTGGAAATTTCAGCGTTGTTCCTTATATTGATACTCAAATTGTTCGAGGCTCTACTGCAATTTATGACATAGGTGCGGTATACATATATCTAACTTCAGGAGCACTTGGTGCTTTCAATCAAAAAATTACAGTTGAATATCTTGATTCTCCAGCAACAACATCTGCAACAACTTATAAATTGCAACTCAAAAGAGGCAATGGAACTGATGCAACTGTCAACAATGCTGGAACAGCAACTGTTATTCTAAGAGAGGTTCTTGTATGATAAATTTCAAAGCAATCCAATCACTTCGTCCAAACGCAGAATTTACTATGAACGACGATGATCTAAATACAATCATCTGGCATACACAAGGAGTTACTACTCCAACTGCAGAAGAAATCACAGCAGAAATCGCACGCCTAGAAGCTGCTGATATTGATGCTGTTCAAGCCAAAGAATCTGCTCGCCAATCAGCATTGGCAAAACTAACCGCTATTGGATTATCAGCAGAAGAAATTGCAGCACTACAAAACTAAACTAGACGTATCTCTTCTGCCAGCAAAGGAATAAACAATGCCGATTCTAGGAATTATGGCTTCAGCAATGTCTGGCAATCTGTGGGCTCCTGCTGGTGCCTATGATTCCATCTCCAGCGTAACTCTATCTGCATCTGCATCTAGCATTACTTTTAGTGGTATCCCTAGTACTTATACGCATTTACAAATTAGATATTTATGTAATACAACTCGCGTTGGTGGCGCTAGTGGATCAGGCGTAATTGAGTTCAATGGTGACACAACTGCAGCCAATTATTCAACACACGCACTTTATGGAAGCGGTTCAGGAACGGCTGCTTCCGCAGGATATGCAAATAATAATTACAGCATTTGGTATTACGGCGATACAACTACTTTTGTTGCTGGCATTGTAGATGTTTTAGATTATGCAAATACAAATAAATATAAAACAATACGAAATCTAACAGGATATGACCAAAACGGAGCAGGACAAATTGGTTTAGCTTCTATGGCTTGGCGCAACACTGCAGCCGTAAGTTCAATTGTGCTAACTCCTAGTGGTTATTCTTTCAACACCAACTCATCCTTCGCCCTATACGGAGTAAAATAATATGGCAACTAATACATATACTGTAATTGATACCAAAACAATTGCTGTTGCCGCTTCATCAATTAGTTTTACTTCTATTCCACAAACTTATACTGATTTGGTTTTAGTATCAAATTTTGGTACATCGGTGACTACGCAAACAATTGAAATGCGAGTCAATGGAGACACATCTGGTAGTACAAATTATTCTTGGACTTGGATAAGCGGTAATGGTAGTGTTACTACTAGCACAAGAGGGTCTAATGATAATAGAATCCCAGTTGGTTTTATAGGGCCAACTACTACAATCAACGCTAATTCTATTATACAAATTATGAATTACGCTAATACAACTACTAATAAAACAATATTAGGTAGGCTAAATACATCTGATAGACTTTTAGTTGCCGATGTTGGTTTGTATAGAAGCACAAATGCAATTAGTTCAATTCAATTTTACACACAAGGTGGTAATTTCAACGTCGGCTCAACCTTCTCACTCTACGGGATCCTCGCAGAAGTAGGTGGTTCAACACCTAAAGCAACTGGTGGAGTTGTTACTTCCGATGCAACATATTGGTATCACACATTCAATGATTCTGGAAACTTTACACCTAACCAATCTATTACTTGTGACTACCTTGTAGTTGCTGGTGGTGGTGGTGGTGGTACTGAATATGGTGGTGGTGGTGGTGCCGGTGGATTTAGAACTAGCATTGGTGGTTCTGCCTTATCACTTACTGCACAAAATTATGCAGTACTAATTGGCGCTGGCGGTCCAGGTGGTCCAACTGCAGGAACAAATGGCAGCAATGGCGGTAACAGTATATTTTCAACTATTACCTCAACAGGTGGTGGCGGTGGTGGTGCTAACTCGAGTACAACAGCTCCACCTAACGGTGTTGCTGGTGGATCTGGTGGCGGTGGCGGTGTTCTAAACTATGGTGGCGGTTTTATTACATCATCAGGTGGAAGCGGAACAGCAGGCCAAGGCAATAATGGTGGTATTGGTGGTCGCTTAGGTGGCGGTGGTGGCGGCGGTGCAAGTGCAGTTGGCGCTAACTACACAACAAGTCCTGGAACTGGTCAGATTGCTGATAATAAAGGAAACGGTGGTGCTGGTACAGCATCTTCAATAAATGGTACTTCTGTTACATACGCTGGTGGCGGTGGTGGTATGGGATGGTCAGGTACAACTGTTGGTGGTGCAGGCGGTGGTGGTGCTGGATCATATGTATCAGGTGCTAATGCTGTTGCAGGTACTGCAAATACAGGAGGCGGTGGTGGCGGTGGTTCTGCTGCTTCAACTTCTCTTGGCGCTGCTGGTGGTTCAGGCGTTGTCATTCTTAGATATGTAAAGTAAGGGAAACTAATGCCAGCTAATTATGTACTCCTAGAACGCGTCACAGTAGGCGAGACTGCTGTATCCAGCATTACCTTCAACTCAATCCCTCAGACTGGCTATACCGATTTGAAGATTGTTGTATCTGGTCGTGAAGTAACTGGCACATCATTGCTTTTTACAATGCGTATCAATGGATTGACAACTAACCAATCAACACTTGAACTACGCGGTAGCGGTTCTACTGCAACAAGTGGAACAAATACAATTGCTACCATTGACCAAAATGGTTCAGGAACAACTGCATCTACTTTTGGTAATGCAGAAGTTTATATTCCTAATTACACATCAGCAAATTACAAATCATACTCAATAGATTCAGCAAGTGAAAACAATGCTACTGCTGCTTATATGCGTTTGAGTGCTGGTCTTTGGTCTAGTACTGCTGCAATCACTTCACTTAGTTTTTATCCTTCAAGTGGAAATATTGCTCAGTACTCAACCTTCTCCCTATACGGTCTTGCAGCCGTAGGCACTACACCAACTAAAGCACCAAAGGCTTCTGGCGGATCAATCATCCAAACCGACGGTACTTATTGGTACCACGCCTTCCTTGCCTCTGGCACATTTACACCAGCCGTAGGGTTGAGTTGTGATGTGTTGGTAGTAGCAGGTGGTGGTGGTGGTGGTGGATACCGCGCAGGCGGTGGTGGAGCAGGTGGTTATAGAACATCAACAGGTTTATCACTTTCTACTGCAACAACCGTAACTGTAGGCGCAGGTGGTGCAGGCGGTACAGTATCGGGTGCAGCAGTAAGTGGCATTGATTCAATACTTTCAACAATCACATCAACTGGTGGTGGTCGAGGTGGAAATTACAACACTAGTAATCTTCCAGCAACAGGTGGTTCTGGTGGTGGTGGTGCGCTAACACAAACAGGCGCAGCAGGTAACACACCAAGCACATCTCCTTCACAAGGTTTTGCAGGTGGAACTGGTCCCGCAGGCGGTGCTGTTGACCCAGGCGCTGGTGGTGGTGGCGCTGGTGCTGTAGGTGGAAATGGAATAGTCAGTACAGGACCTGCTGGCGCAGGTGGTATTGGTTCATTTACAGCAATCTCTGGTGGTGCTACAACAGCCGTTGGAGTTCTATCTGGTGGCAATTATTACTTTGCTGGTGGTGGCGCAGGTGGTATTGGTGGCAGTGCAACACAAGCAGCAGGTGGTATTGGTGGTGGTGGTATTGGTGGAGCCGCAAGCAAGTCTGCTGGTAACGGTGTAGCAAATACTGGTGCTGGTGGTGGCGGTGCTGGTGATACAGCAGGCTTCTACTTGGGCGGTAATGGAAGTTCAGGAATAATTGTTATTAGGTATGCGGTCTAAGGAAAAGGAAAAGATATGTCACATTGGGCAGAGATAGATTCAAACAACATCGTCACACGAGTACTCGTAGGCGATAACAACGAGGCAGATGAAGGCGAAGCCTTTATGAATAGCCTTGGCGGTACTTGGGTCAAGACAAGTTATAACGCAGCAACTAATGGTTTCCGCAAGAACTATGCAGGTATTGGCTATTCATACGATACAGGTAGAAATGCTTTTATCCCACCTAAGCCATTTGAGTCTTGGGTACTCAACGAAGAGACTTGTCAATGGGATGCACCAAAGCCTCGCCCTGATTCAATTGATGGCGAGATGTGGTTATGGAATGAAACAAACCTAGATTGGGAGATAGCAAATGGATAAGCCAAAGCGTATTGAAGTCAACTGCACTACTGGTGTTGTATCAGAGATTGAACTCACCGATGAAGAGATTACGCAACGTGAGCAAGATGCTGTGATTGCAGAAATGGAACGCGCAGAGCGCGAGTCTGCAGCACAAGCGCAGGCAGATGCAAAATTATCTGCTCAGGCTAAGTTGGCTGCACTTGGTTTGACTGGCGATGAAATCGCTGCACTTACTAAATAATATTTTCAATCTAAGGAGTAAGTAAATGCCATATGGCGATGACATAACTGAGGGAATCCCCTATACACTCTCCAACCCTGCAGGATCTACAAACTATATTCCAACTGGGCCAGCATACGATGTAGCTATTGCAACACTGCCATTCTTTCTTGCAGCATCCGATGAGCAACCTTATCGTCGAGTAACTGCTCAGTATCGCAAGCAACAAATTGACCAATCACGTGAACCCGGTGAGCAAACCCTTACCGGCTGGTGGGTAAGGTCGCAGTCTTCTTTCCACTTAGGAGCAGGCATCAAGTTCTTTGAGCCTATCCAAGAAGAATCACTACGTTTCCAGTATACAGAATCTAAAGGTATGGATGTCTGGACTAGAGGACAAGCAACCCTGCTCAATACCACAGCCAGTTTCTATTCAGGCGCTGCCCCTGCACAAATGATTGGCGTCAATGATGGCACCAACGATTGTATTTTTGTAACAGATGGCTCATTGCTAAAGAAGATTACTAGCGCTGGCAGCGCTACAACTATTGCTCAAGCTGGCACAGCCTCTACTATCTATAGCCTTACTACTAACGGTACCAGTTATTACTTTATCAACGGTACCCACGTTCACAAAGGTTCAGTCGGCGCTACACCTGCCGATGCTGAAATCTACAACGCATCTAGTACTACTCGTGCCACTATCCGCTATGTAAAGCAGCGTCTTATTGCTGCTATTGGCAACGTTATCTATGAATTAGATGCTACAAGAACTTCTTCTACGGGATTACCTACTGCTCTATACACCCATCCTAACGCTAACTGGGTATGGTCAAGCATTGCTGAGGGACCACAGGCTATTTACATATCTGGCTATGATCCAAATGGAACTTCATCTTCTGTATTCAAAATTAGTCTCAATACAGCAACTGCAAACTCTTTAGGATTTCCAACACTAGAGACACCCACTGTTGTCATTGATATGCCATCTGGTGAACGCATCAATGACTTTGATGTATACCTTGGTACCTACGCAGTCCTTGCTACCAGTGCAGGATTTAGAGTAGGCGTATCTGACGCAACTGGAGATATCCAGTATGGACCATTGCTATTCAAAGATGCTCCTTGTAATGCTATTGCTTTCAAGGATAGTTATGCCTACCTTTCCACACTTGTAGATGGAGAAGCAGGGCTAGTACGCGTTGACCTATCTACAACAGCTATAGCAAATTCACTATATTTCCCTTGGGCTTGGGATATTGTTGCTGCTGCAACTAGCACAACTGCATCTGCGGTTGCCTTCTTTGGCAACTCAGACCGGTTAGCATTTAGTACTGGTAATAATATCTGGGCTGAATCTACAACCGACCTAGTAGCAACTGGTTATATCCGTACCGGTTATATCCGCTACAACACACTAGAGACTAAAATTTATAAATTACTACAGGCTCGTATCAATACCACTAATGGTGGTATTAGTATGGAATCTATTGATTCAGTAGATACTGCATACAATATCGGTACATTTTCACAAGGAACACCTGTTCCCGAAGTAACCGTAAGTTATCCAGCTACTTCACAAGAGTATCTAGGGTTCAAGTTTACATTTTCTAGGTCAACAAGTGATGCAACTAAGGGTCCACTCTTTACTGGATACCAGTTGAAGTCACTACCTGCAGTTCCACGTCAGCGCCTAATTCAATACCCGTTATTTTGTTATGACCACGAGAGCGATAAGTTCAGCAACGAAGTAGGTTATGAAGGATCTGCCTATGAACGTATGTCACAACTTGAGGCAATTGAAAATGCCGGAGATACCGTTCGTGTTCAAGACTTTAGAACCGGTGAGTCTTATATCGGTCTTATCGAAGAGATGGATTTTATCAACAAGACACCAGAAGATAAAAGGTTCTCAGGATTTGGCGGCACACTTATGGTCACGATTAGGACGGTCTAATGCAAGCCTCAGACTACGCAACTCTCACAGTTGCAGTAATGACAATACTTGGTGGCTTTATTACAGCAGTCCGTTGGCTAGTCAAGCACTACCTCAATGAACTTCGGCCCAATGGTGGTAGCAGTCTCAAAGATTCCGTCTCAAGATTGGAAAGACAAGTTGAAGAAATTTATCGTATTCTTCTTACTAACAATAAGTCTTAGCGGATGCGCTCAGTATCAAGGATGGGTCAGATATCCGTGTCAGGAATATCAGAACTGGGATAACCCAGAATGTAACCCACCTCAATGTATTGCAACAGGCACTTGTACAAAAGATATTCTTCCGGAAGGCAATCCCAATGGCTAGACAAAGATTTTCCAATGAGCAACTAAAGGCTCGACTGATCGTATTTATAGGAGTAATCCTAGCCTTAGTATTTCTAGGCTCAGTCTTTGGAATACTTTGGGCTTTGATATTTGTAACTCAACCACTAGGTGAACAAGCTCCCAATGACAGGGCTTTTATTGAATTGCTTACTACTCTGACAGTCTTCCTCACAGGAAGTCTAGGAGCAGTACTGGCAAGTAATGGACTCAAGGATAAGAGTAAGGACGACAATGGGACAGCGTAAAGAATTTATTGAAACTGCTAAGGCAGAGGTCGGAACAATTGAAGGACCTAAAGAAAACGAAACAAAGTACGGAGCCTTTACAAAGTCTAACTTCTTGCCTTGGTGTGGCAGTTTTGTCAACTGGTGTGCCAACGCAGTAAATCTAAAGATCCCTAACTGCGTATCAACAGTTGTAGGTGCTAAAGCATTTATGAAGAACAACCAATGGGAAGATGTAGCTGATGCAGAACCACTGCCAGGTTATATCGTCTTCTTTGATTTCCCAGGAGATGCTCTCAATCGCATCAGCCACGTAGGAATTGTTACTAAGAACAACGGAGATGGAACCATCAACGTTATCGAAGGTAACACTAGCCCAGATAAGACGGGCGACCAGCGCAACGGTGGTGAGGTATGCCTCAAACGTCGTGCGTATACAGCAAAGAATGGTTCTAAAATCAAGAAGTCACTACCGGTGTACATCGTTGGTTTTGGTAAGCCAGTCTTCAAGTCATAAGGAGAACAATGAATACAGATAAGTTAGTTGCTATCGCAACAACCTATGCTCGTGCAGCAGTACCAGCAGTAGTGGCTCTGTACGCAGCAGGTGTACACGATCCAAAGACATTAGCCTACGCTTTTATCACAGCTTTTATTGCCCCAATCTGGAAGTCACTAGACCCGAAGGCAAAAGAGTTTGGTCGTGGTGCTAAGTAATTAGCCCATCAGCGCGAGGCAACAAAAAGAGTGGCTCCTTCGGGGGCCGCTTTTTTTGTGCCATAAAACTATTCTTTATCTATTGGGCAAGGGATTGTTACTAGATTCCCGCAGTTGACACAAGTTGCATCTAAGAAGTACCAGACTAGTTCAAAGTCCTCAAAGCTCGCCATAACGTTGAATACTTGTGACCCACAAGGACATACGTGAAGGGGTCCAAAGGCTCTCAGATCGCTTCCAAAGGCTTGTGGGAGGCGTTCTGTGCGCCTGAATAGGCGCAGGGTTGGTAGACGGAACCGCAGGGTTACTGTACGGTTACCATCTGTGCGCCCTTGAAGGGCGCCCACCCGTTTTATTCGCCTCACGGCTCATATTGTAGTCAGCCTAGTAGTGTCGCTACGCGACGACACACCGATGACTGGTAAGATGAAAAAATGACAACAATCGCAGGGATACAGGGTATTGACTTTGCTGTACTAGTAGCTGACTCACAGATCACAGAAGATAACCTAGTAACTCTTGCGACCTCTACACCTAAGATAGTCGAGGCTGGTAAGTTTCTCATAGGCATCTCTGGTGATACTCGCCCAGGAGATATACTCTCCTATAACTGGAAGCCGCCGATTTATAAAGGTGAGGACCCAGTGCAATTTATGGGAAAGAAAGTCATTCCCAGTATCATCAACGCTTTCAATGACAATAGTTACGAGTACAACAAGGTAGACAAAGAGGGCGGTTTTGACTACCTTGTTGCTTTCAATGGCAATCTCTTTCGCATTGCCTGCGATCTATCTTTCTTCGCTAGTAATCGTGACGTCTACGCCATAGGTTCTGGTAGTCAGTTCGCACTTGGTTATCTTTACTCCATTTGTAAGCCCGATATGGAATTAGTTTACGCAAGTAAACACGCCCGGAAAGCAGTTGAGATTGCGTCGGTACTTGACGCTAATACAGGCAAGCCCTTACAGTTGGTAGTCCAAGAAAGGGGATAGAAATGTTGAAGTTTTTATGTGGTTTATTATTAGGAATTGTTCTAGCTTATACATTTGATTACTTGTTGCAACGGTGGGATAACAAGTAATGGAAAAGAGAATAGGAAAGTATTGGTTTTATTGGGGTCGCAAGTGTGGCTTTGGTATTGGATTTGAAATATCTAAATACTCTTGGACTATTGACCTTGGGTTCTGGTACATAGGGCAGGAGTTCAATTGATTGAAGACCCGAAGGAGTTACTACTCCACGTACTGCACGCTAAGGATGCAACTCGTGACCGTAGTAAACAGACACAGGTTGGGCCATCAGAGATAGGTGGTTGCCGTCGTAAGGTTTGGTACCGACTCAACGCACAGCCTGAGACTAATGATAATCAATCTAAACTTGCAGCGATTATGGGTACTGCTATCCACGCAGCAATTGAAGAAGCTATTACTCATTTAGATCCTGAAGGTAAAGATTACCTAGTGGAAACTGAAGTTGCTTACGGTGATATGAAAGCACACGTTGACTTATTCGTTCCAGGTATTGGCGCAGTCATTGACTGGAAGACTTCTAAAGTAAAGAACCTAAGTTACTTTCCAAGTAACCAGCAGAGGTGGCAAGTACAAGTCTATGGCTATCTCTTGTCTAAGAATGGTTATGAAGTAAAGACTGTCAACCTTGTGGCAATTGCACGCGACGGTGATGAAAAAGATATCAAGGTACATACAGAACCATACGATGAAGCAAGTGCCTTAGAAGCCTTGCAGTGGCTTGCCAATGTCAAAGCAATGACCGAAGCACCAGCACCTGAGAAGGATGAATCCTTCTGTAGAAGTTACTGTCAATACTACGACGCATCGGGTCAGATGGGTTGTGTTGGTTTGATAAAAGAACGTATCGTCCTTAGTGAAGTCGTGATTGAGGACGCACAAGTTGACACACACGCATTGAAGTATTTACAGTTAGATAACAAGATAAAAGAACTTGAGAAAGAAAAAGAATCCTTGAAGACTAGCTTCGAGGGAACAACGGGTACTACTGCAAGTGGTATCCAAATCAGTTGGACAACAGTAAAGGGTCGTGAGACAGTTGACTCTGAACAAGTAGAAAAACTATTAGGTTTTATACCAAAGGTTGTTGGTAAAGAATCTATTAGACTAAACATCAAACCAAGTGGAGGAAAGTAAATGGCTGCACCAGAATCAACAAAGTTTCAAATCAATTACAAGTTACACGATGGAACTCTTATCAATCTTTATGCAAGTACAATTGCAGAACTAGAGACAGGTCTTGCTGACTTGTCAATGAACGCTTCTAACATCCGACTCACTGGAGCTGAACTAAGCGGTGGTTCTGTAGCACCTGCTGCACCAGTTGTAGCACCAACAGTTGCAACTATCGCGCAACAGTTCAACGCAACACCAGTTGTTGCAGCAGTAACAGGAACTGATCCTGTTTGTCGTCACGGAGCAATGACTCTACGTACCGGTACTTCTGCTCGTGGTCCTTGGAAGGGTTGGATGTGCGCTGCACCTAAGGGTGCGATGGATAAGTGCGACACTATCTGGGTCCGATAATAAATGCGGGAGCCTCGTTTTTATGAGACTCCTAGTTGTGCCACAGTCGGCGGTGACTTCTGGTTTCCTGAAAAAGAAAAGGGAGGCCTTAGTAATACTGACATAAGAACTGCAAAGTCTATTTGTGGTTCTTGTATACATAAAAGTGAGTGCGCCGAATGGGGCATAGCAAAAGAAACATATGGTATCTGGGGCGGTCTAACTGCCGATGATCGCAAATATATTAGAAGACAAAAGCGCATTAGTATCGAGGAGGAAGACGTTGCTTGACTTATCCAGAGCCTGGAGTGGAGTGCTTACCAAAGCAACACCACTTCCGGATGTCTGGGTAGGACTTGCAAAGGAACAGATCAAGTTCCGCAGAGGCCAAGTATGTATGGTTGCTGCAGCTCCTAATGCTGGTAAGTCTATGTTCGCTTTGATATATGCAATGAAGGCTAAGGTTCCAACCTTGTTTTTTAGTGCAGACACAGATACAACTACAGTAATGATGAGGGCAGCAGCACAAGCCTCTGGTCATTCACAAGTAAACGTTGAGATGAACTTGTCTCACGATAAGCACTACTACGATAAGCAGTTCGATAAACTTGCACATATCAAGTGGGTCTTTGACTCTTCACCATCACTCGATGATATTGAGTTAGAGATAAAAGCATATGTAGAGTTATATGGAATTGCTCCTGAACTAATTATTATAGATAACCTAATGAACGTAGCAGCAGAGACTGATAACGAATGGGCAGGTCTGCGAGCTATTATGATGGAGTTGCACGATATGGCACGCAAGACCGAGGCTTGCGTACTGGTACTGCACCACGTCTCTGAGCAAACTGAGTACGGTTCACCATCTAAACCACCAGCACGACGTGCTATACACGGTAAGGTCAGTCAGTTACCAGCGCTGATACTTACTCTAGGCTATGATCCAGCCAATGCAATGCTTAGTGTTGCAGCCGTGAAGAATCGCTTTGGGCCACACACAGCGGATGCTTCACGGTATGCAACACTCTTTGTCAACTATGCTGCTTGTCAGATAGGTGATGACGATGAACTTGGTAGAATGTATCAACGAGATGCAATATGGATAGCAAGACAGGGAGCATAATGGCTGAAGAACAGTTGTCAAATAAGTATCGAGAAAATCTTAGGATTGATGCGTTACGTGAAGATATAAATATACAACGTAAAGACCTTGATGTAATCAAGGTAGATCTGACCAACTTTGTCGGTGCTCTGCTTCAATCAGGTATTGTCGAGTTAGTCAAAGATGAACAAGGCGATCTTGTTTATAAAATCAACAAGGTTGTACTGGTAGATGAGTCAATACAACAAGACTAAGGGTTCCCAGTTTGAGACAGATGTAATGAAATGGCTTCGCAAAATGGGAGCTATGGCAGAGCGTCTGACGAAAGCAGGGGCAAAGGATGAAGGCGACATCGTAACTGTTATCGCAGGGGAAACCTATATCCTTGAACTCAAGAACAGGGCAACACTTTCGTTGCCACAGTTCTGGAGAGAAGCACAAGTTGAGGCGCTTCATTATGCTAAGGCTAGGGGAATCGGGGAAGTTCCTCTGCATTATGTCATAGTGAAGCGTCGCAACGCTTCTATAGATCAAGCGTGGGTAATACAAGACCTAACACAATGGCTAAAGGAGAAACAATGATTGACAGACCACCTGAATATGGAATGACTTGTCATTGCGGTGTGAGGATTACTGGAACTAATGAGAAAGGTCTTGTTAGTTTATTCAAAAAGCATTATGAATCAGGTGATTATCACGTTGCTTATGAAGCAATACAAAATTCATTAGAAAAATCTGAACAGGAAATTGTTATAGATAATTCAATAGAAGCAAGAGTAAAGAAATAATGGCAATAACCATTAGACCACTTCGTCAGAGACGGCGTACTGCACAACGCGGTAAGTCTATGAGTCAATCCCAGAGATGGGGAAAGGTAGTAGTAACAATGCCAGTACCACAAGGTGAAATTACAACATCAGAGATATTAGAAACAGAAGTAGAAGTAGTTGAAGAGGATGAGACTCAAGCGTGATATGTATATCTTGCCTCAAAGGTGGCGAAGAAAATAAATCTAAACACCTAAAGCGTTCAGCCCATTGGCACGAGAAGTGTGAAGGTAAGGGGTGCGTATGTCAACACAAGACTGGTCTAGGTTGGGTAAAGGGCGACGATTCAAAGGTTCCGTTGATGCAAATTCAATCCCCATAGGGGCAATAGTTTCGCACTACGGTGGAGAAGTAAGAGAAGGCAAGGCAGTATCAGTGCGGTGTTGCTTGCACACTGACTCACGCAGGTCTGCAGTAATCAACACAATAGATAATTTATATTTCTGTCACACCTGTGGTAAGGGCGGTAACGCTGCAAACCTAGTGTGCATCCTAGAGAATATGGAGTTCAACGATGGCCTCAAACGTGCAGTTGAAATTGCAACTGGAAGCGGCGCAGAGATACGCCCAAGAGGTAAGTCCGGAAACTCTACTCGTGCTAGACGAACGTGGGATATCTGAGACGGTAGCAGCGCAGTACCAGCTAGGTACAGTCACTGATCCTGCCAATGGTCACGAGATGTATGAAGGTTGGATATCTATTCCATACATTACTGCTACCGGTATGTGTGTAGGTTTCAAGTTTCGCAGAACAGATGAAGGCAAACCTAAGTATGGCAGTCCTACAGGACAGAAGGCTCATCTCTATAACGTATGTGATATAACACATATGTCACCATATATTGTTGTATGTGAAGGTGAACTAGATGCAATTATTACTAGCGGTGTATTAGGTATACCAGCAGTGGGAGTACCAGGAGTGCAGGCTTGGAAGCCACACTTCCCTAAGTTATTTGGTGGTTATGAAACTGTATTTGTAGTAGGTGATAACGATATAAAAGAAGATGGGTCTAATCCTGGCGCTGAGTTTAGTAAGCGTGTGGCTAATGAGGTAATGAACTCAACTATTGTTACACTACCTCCAGGTATGGATATCAATGACTACTACTTAGCACACGGTGCAGACGCCACCAGAGCTTTGCTAGTCGGTGAAGGGAATGAGTAGAGACGAATGGATACAGATGCTACTAACTATTCAGCATATGGGCTTTCAGATCCTAAGTTGCGACGAGAAGACCGAGCAGATAGTAATACGCCCAAAACCAACCCGTTAGTAGACCATCCAGCAGTTCTATCTTATAGGGCCGAAGGCGTATCAACTGCTGACTTAGTATCCTTTATTGAATCCTTTGCCTCCCTTCGTGGTAGTCGTGTCAAGAAGATAGGACACCAGCAGTACTCATTAGATAAGGGTCAGAAGTTTGAGCAGTTTACTTTCAATGACACCATACGTGAACTCATTGAAGAGTTAGCAGATGCCAGTAACTACATAGATTTTCTTGCTATCAAGCTACTCAACCTAGCCTCTGGAGTGCAGGATAAAGGGCCAGACTGTGACTGAACTGCACCCATCCATCTATGACATAGCACCTAGCGTTGCTAGTACTGTCTACCGGCGCTATAGAAAGTTTGCAGAATACTCTGATATCAAACAAGAGATGTTGATGTGGGCGCTGACTCGTGCCGCAACACACGCTGAACAACTATCAGAGCCAGACTTAGACCAGCGCAGACATAACGAACGCCTTATCGCTTGGCAAATGTTACGCGTTGGTGAGCGTTACTCACGTAAGCAGAAGGCAATCAAGTCTGGATATCAAACTGGTGATGAGTCTTACTATGAGAAGGCTACATTAGGTCAGCTCTTGCCCTTCATTATTGCATCTGTACTAGATGGAACAGTGCTAGAGCAAGCACAAGAAATGATTAGAGATGGTCAGCCTAAGGGTTCTTCTAGCCCTGCAGAAGGTGGCAATCTCTTGTCAATGCTCATTGATATCAAGCGTGCATATCTTTTACTAGAGCAGGAAGATAGAACGATACTAATGTATCGCCACCACGAAAGCCTTACCCTTCAACAGATAGCAGATATCTTGGAGTGTGCAGTATCCACTGCTGATCGTAGATGCAGTAATTCATTACGCAAACTCCAAGAGATACTAGGTGGGGAGAATCCTTTCAGATGAAAGAGATAGAACTTTTTGATTATCTGAGGCAAAGCCTCTACCCTGACTTAGTAAAGAGTCCAGGTATTTACGATGCCTTTGACTGTACCTCTGCTGCTGCCGGTCACTACATAGAACTCAAGTGCAGACATACTCACTATCCCACTCTTATTATCGAAGAGATGAAGTATCGAAAGCTGATTACTCAATCAGCAGAGCGAGATATGATTCCCTTCTACATCAACTCGACACCAGAAGGTATCTTTTCTTTTGACCTAATGGATATACCTGAACCTATATGGAAGGTGCATTACTTACCAGCCTCTACTGAATTTGGTAGAAACGGTAAGGTAGATAAGTTAGTAGGTTATCTCGACATAGAAGAGGCTGAGAAGTTATGATCTATTCTTATAGTTGTGAGTGTGGCAGCACGCTAGATATTGAACGCTCTATCCACGAAGAGTCTGTATCTCCTACTTGTTATGATTGCAAGAAAACTATGGGCAGGGTGTGGTCCTCTCCCGCTATCACCTTCACAGGTAAAGGCTTTTATACAACGGATAAATAGTAAAGCCCCACCGGAAGGCAAGTTACAGTGGGGCCTTACTTAGTGCGAGCGACGGAAAGAGTGAACATCAGCTCGCAAGATTTATTCTAACACAGAGATAGTAGTGTGGCAAGGGTCGTTGCCCTCATCCCACTCAGCTCTCTCCTCCTCAGTCATATACTCATAGTTACCTTCGTGAGTTGCACAGTAAGGCTTGCTTATCCAGCCTCTCTTCATACCGTAAGAGAGCCACCAATAAAATAAACGCGATTTCATTTAGTAGAAGTTGTGTCGGTTGTGGAAGCGCAAGGCTCCACAAGGTGTGTCGTGCCGGCTAGCGATATATCTAAGACCTTTGATGATTTGCTCACCAGGATCTCTACTCTTTTCTCCAAGGAGTTGAGCGATTCCAAAAGCTGAGCTTCCTTGTCTGTTCTTTGCGAGGTGATCAAACCTGCTCTCACCGGTCCATAAGGTGACGAGGCAGACTGACTCTCTCCCTCTCCAGTTGTGTATGAGGTAAGCGTAACGCTTCGATATACGTATGTTTTCACGCTTCTCCTCCATTGTTGCCTTCGTTGCCACCTTGTGTGGCATAGGTATGTGCCCCGTTCGCTCTGGTATGAGTGCCAACGATAAGGTTAGCAACACCGTCAATACTAATCCACCTTTTACCTTGTTGCTCATCGAACGCCTTCTCAATCTCAAGCAATTGCTTGTACGTATCGGGATATAAATGAGCAAGGCGCACAAGTGCGCGATCTCTCGCTCGTCTGTAATTACGGTGGTGTAGCGCTTGTCTGCTACTTGCCAGTTTAGTCATTGAGTTTCTCCTCCAGCACTATGAGTCCATAGGCTAACAATAGTACTACTATAAGTCCAAGAATATAGGTCATAGCGTACTCGCTATAGCTGCGGTTACTAATTGTGTAACATCTAAGGGTTGTCCTACAGGCTGAGCGTCTACATCGTCGCCCTCCCACCCTGATACCAACAGGCGTGAGCCTACCGGTGCTAGGCGTAGCCAGCGTATAGCTTCATAGGCACTTGCCCCTCCCCACCGGCTCTCGCCCTCTCCCTCTACGACTTCATAGAGTAAATCGAGCTTCGACTTCTTTGGATGAAATGCAATTACTTCACTCACTATCTTCCGCCTTTCTCTTATTGTCGTTGATTATACCTACCATACTTAGAGCGTTCACCATTCTTAGCAGATTCTTAGCTGCTAACGCGCTCTCTCCCTCTACCATCTCCTGAATAGCCTGCTCCCTGCATAGGTCTGCCTTAGCTTGCCAGTACTCTACCGTTGGATCACTCATTATCGCCCTCCTTTGCCCAAGTCCAACTAACTTCATATCCTGCTCGTTGGAATCCTTCTACTGTTGCCCCGATAGGTATAGTAAGGGGAAGTGTCGCCAATTTATTTCCTGTTACTTTATTTATGATAGTAAATCCTTTAGTCATTACTTGCCCTCCTTCTCTATTCCTCCGCAATAAATACAGTGAAATCCCCACTCACTGTCGTAGGTGCCTTTATTTATGTTGAAATATTTTTTACAGTCGGTGCATTTATAGTTTTTCATTACTTGCCCTCTCCTTCTTTCTTTACTAATTCAATCAGTCTGCTTATTACTGTTTCAGCGTTACGGTAAAAATCTCTATGCTCTTTCATCTTACTTTCGCCCTCTCTTACTCTCTTGGAATATTCATAAAATCTATTTTCAGCTTCTTTGCGCTCTTGCTCTAATAAATCTATTGTTTTATTCATTACTTGCCCTCCTCTACGCATTTAGCGCAATAGTAATCGTGTCTGCCATTGACTTCATATTCTGCGTCGCATCCGCGACATTCTGCATATACCGGATCGCTATCTTCTAGCCCTCTTGCATAGTTATCTTCTAGCGTAGGTTCACTCATTAGTATTCTCCATTCTTCATAGATATCCACCCGCACCGGTCACACGTGACCTTGCCTTCTATAGTTTGACTATCGCCGGACATAGAGCACCCGCATACCCAACACTTGCCGTAGCTCATTACTCGCCCTCCTCTTCGCACTCATCACAAGCGCATCTAAGTACTATCCAGTCGCCACCGTCATAATCTTTGCCTATTGCTAGAGCTTCCTCCGGTGTCAACCAAAAAAATATCTCATCATCATTAGGTTGATCTTCGCCCTCTTCTCCTGCCGGTAATACACCAAACCTATGTACTGCCTCTTCTTGATTATCTTTGAATTGAATTAGGAATTTCATACTAACGCCTCCTCGTTTACAATTCCCTTAGGCATATCGTAATAGCCGTCGAGAGCGAACTCATCCCCGTAATTCTCTTCTAGGTAGGAGATAGCAGACTCCCTATTAGTAGCAAGCTCGATATACTTATAGCCGGCTCTCTCTAGCTCTTTGCATAGGTCACGCAATTGTGTTTCGATCACGCTACCGGTTAGGTCAATAGGTTCATAATCAACGTCACTCGCTTCCACGTTGAAAGTATTATAGTGCGAGTAATGAATACCCCAACTATTTTTTATTAGCTCAATATGGTGAGCGCCCTCCGGTAAGGTGAGATTAGGGCATTGACTAGCATAGAGTCTGCCATATAGTGCTACGCCGTCTCCTTGTGAGTAGCTTAGTGAGTACATAATCTCTAGCTCACTCTCCCCGCCTATTGCCTCTTCTAGCTTGCCGGTAAGGTAATCGGTAATCTCGCGCTCATCTATCCACTCGTGTAGCCGATTCTGCATACGAGTAATCGCCCTCTCCTTCGCCTCTTCTCCTAGCTCGTTGAATGAGTAGCGTCGTACTGTGTAATCTTTCATATTCTTGCCTCCATACGTTTATTACTAGGGCACTTTGCCCTCCCCCGCTCTCTCCCCTTACCGGAGAGAGAGCGAGAGATAGCCTAGTGATTAGATATACTCGAATAGGTCACCGTCACCGATAATATCCTCGATATCCGATAACGTAAAATTCCCGTCGCCTTCATAGATTAGCTCATTGAGCTGACTTACTATTTCCTCTTTGGTATCTCCTATCATTGCTCACCCTCCTCCCCGCACTCGCATAGGTGCCCGCACGTGTAGCAAACATATAGCCCGCCTAATTGTGTGTGATATCCATAGACACGCTCTCCCGCCTCTCCTAGCCGGTAGAATCGCTCGTTATCGTCTAGTAATCGAGCCCCGTCTATCCCTCTCATCACTTGCAGATTCTTTACACCATTATTCATCGTGCCACCGCTTCGATCCCGGCTAATTGATACGCCTTGATAAGTGCTCTCACCCTCGCATTAGTCAATTCTGCCCGGGCTAATAGCTCACCGGTAGCACTATCTTGCAAGGTTATCTCTCTCTTCACTCTATCTGCCTTCATTACTTTGCCTCCTCCTTCTCACTTAGAAGAGTGAGAATTTCATTCACGACATAATCATATTCCTTCTCACTATTTATTAGTCTCAATGCTTCATCATAATCTCTTGCCCATACGACATAGTGTCTTTCAATCACTAAGCGATATTCTCTAGTCATTGCTTGCCCTCTCTCTCTCTTGTGTCTGGTAAATGCAATTCCTACACTTACCTTCATTCATCCAATGCCCCCAATAATCGCATATGCTCATCTCTTGCCCTCTTTCCCTTAGTTAGTCTTGTAATAATCGAGAGCCCACTCGTAGAGTGCGCCGGTGTCTAGCTCTATCTCATTGCTATCGGTGAAATACTTGATAGTAATTTCGCCGGTATCGGTGTCCTCTTGTATCTGCACGCCGTCACTATCGGTAAAGAATAGAGACATCAAAGAGAATCGGTTAGGTCCTTGTTCAGCGTGAATAATCGGGTTACTATCGCCCATATCCTCCTCCTCTTCTAATTCTGCCCTCTTATCATCGGTGAGAGCTAGAATCTGCGTTGCACGCTCTTGCGCTAGCTCTTCGATATTCTCATTGCAACATAGGCACCCGCTCTCGCACCCTCCATACTCTCCGGCTTCATTCTTCTCGATATCACACTTGCACTCTTCACACATAATTGCCATTACTTGCCCTCTCTCTCTCTCTCAGATCGAAATTCTGCCCTAGCTATTAGGTGCAGACTCCCCTCCACCGACTCACACCGGTGGAGGAGGGTACGCGTCTAATCTATAGCCCGCACTTTGCAAGAGTGCCGATACATATGCCCGTCCCGTTTATCCATACGTGCCCGCTCATCCATACGATGAGAGCAACTCCCGCAAGAATTGCAAGAGCTCGCACTAGCTTGCCTCTCCTTGTAATCATAATCACATCCATTCCTGTGAGAGCTTGTATCCGGCGTCTCCTTCGACGGTGCCCCGATATAGCACGCTAGAGAGCGTGTACACGGTGTGAAAGCCCATATCCATACCGGCGCCACCGACGCGGATAGCTCTTGACCCGTTGCGCTCTACTAGCTTCCACCCTAGAGCTTGTGAGGCGTAGTAAGTAATATTCATAAGGCGATTATTCTTTACTATGTAGAGAGAGATATCTCTACTCATCCCGCTAGTGGATACGTGACGCCCTAGTGTGTAGACCTTAGGAGACTCATCTCCGGCGAGAATATCTAATAGCTGATTCTTTGCCACTTGCTGATTCTGGTGCTCTAGCATTGCCTTGCGAGTTGCTTTACTTGCCATTGCTTACTCCTTCTCTTTGCCCGTCAGCTTAGTGCCTTCGAGTCGTGCCCCCGCTAGGGCTTGAATCTGCGCCGGCTAACCGGTGCGGGGGCTAGTGCTTATGCCTCGATATACTTGCCCCACTCCTTGATTAGCCCCTTGCCCTTGTGAAGATTACACCACGACATTGCTAGAGAGAAGGTCGTAGCTCTCTTTGAGCAATAGTCACACTTTGCATAGACACCGGCGGCGATTAGGAAGGCATCGTGTTGAAAGCGGGGGTTATCAAGTGCGAGTGCGTCAGCTAGGTCGTACGCGATAGCGTCTCTATCGATTGTGTCGCAAGGTTCGTTCGTGGTGAAGTTCTTCAATACTCCGGCGATTAGTTCGTAATCTTTGCGTGTCATTATTTACTCCTCTTAGGCTCATCTAGCTCACGATTGAGCTAGTAGCTCGAGCGTACTATGGGGGATAGTGGAAAGTCAACACCATTGCCTAATTATTTTTTTATTGTGTCGCCGGTGATTATCTCCACCCGACACCGTAGGCAAGGAGGAGGGCACTAGCTTGCCGGGAGTGCCGGTCACCTTTGAAGCCCCGGGCAATACTTGCGGGGGTCACGGTGCCGGGGTGAGTGATGGCGTAGATGAGACACCATTGAATGAGTGCATTGGTAGAGCTTGAAGAGAGGCGAGAGGCGAGCGGGTGAGTATCTGTCTGCATTAGGTCAATCTCCTTCATTAGTGGATGTACCTAATTACTCCGGCTTGCCGTTTATTGTGTTACATCGAAAGTGTTAGGGGTAGCCGGGACGGTAGCAAGCCCCTTGATTCTTTATAGCAACATCCCAGACAATCGCCCCCAATCTGTCTAAGTCTGCACCTACACAGCACAGCACAGCGCGGGAACGACACCCCCCGTTGTTGAATTTCAGGCGGGCGGGTCCTATACTCCCCACATAAATATTTTTCCTAAAGTCAAAGTGATCCCACCTCTGACCTGCGGTTATACAAGTGTGACCAAGAACACAGTAGTAAAAGCGGGAAATGCTCTAAATTTCCTGCCTTAGTACTAGTAGGGAGCAAAGCGGGGAAGTGAAGCTTTGCGACCGTAACTGTCGCTACGTTTACACTACGCGAGCCCCCTAAGGGCGAGCCAGCAACTACCCCTAGAACTGCGCCCTAAAGGGCGCGCTGTACTAACCGCCCAGTATGCTTTTAGTGGGGATAGTTCTATCTATTTTTAGATCAAACCCAAACGCCTAGTATTCTTTCATTCCCTAGCCTAGTAAAATGAAATAGCATTTCGCGCCAATCGCGGCGCTCTAGTAGGGAGTAATACGTGGCAGAAAATTCCGCCGACATAGCCAAGAGAATTATTCTTGGCTGCGTCTCAGAAGGTATGACCATAGAGCAAGCCTGCGCTTCCGCTGGTAAGTCTATGAAGACTTATGAGTATTACCGCCGCACCGATAAGGTATTTACAGACAAGGTAGATCGAACACGCCTTGGACTAAAGGATAAGCAATTCCAATCCGGCGACGTCCACGACATCACATTCGCAGAATTTAGAAAACGCTTCCTTCACAGCAACACATTCCCACACCAGCAAAATCTGGTGGATATGATTGAAACTGGTAAACCTTCGTGGCTTCATCCGGCGATGAAGTATGAAGAGGGTCTGGCTAATAACCGTATCCTTCTCAACATCCCGCCAAACCACGCCAAGTCTATGACCATCACGGTTGACTATGTAACCTGGCAGGTATGCCAGAACCCCAACTTTAGAGTCTTGATTGTATCCCAGACACAACGCTTGGCAGCAGACTTCCTCTACGCTATCAAGCAAAGACTGACTCACCCGATGTATGAAGAACTCCAGCAGGCCTACGCAGCCGGTGTTGGCTTCAACTCTAAGTCGGCATCGTGGCAAGCCACCCGTATTACCTTTGGTGATGAGCTACGTGAGACTGGTGAGAAAGACCCAAACATTGAGGCTGTCGGTATCGGCGGTCAGATTTACGGCAAGCGTGCCGATATGATTATTGTAGACGATGCTGTAACACTGAGCAACGCTAATGACTTTGAACGACAGATCAAGTGGCTAACACAAGATGTGCGTTCTCGTTTGAACCCTACGGGCAAACTTATTATTATTGGAACGCGTGTAGCATCCGTGGACCTATACAAGGAATTACGCAACGAAGATAGATACCCAGGCGGTTTAGTACCTTGGTCCTATCTTGCAATGCCAGCCCTATTGACTGTAGATGATGACCCTGACAAATGGGAAACTCTTTGGCCCTATTCCGACCAACCCTTTGACGGTCAGATGGAAGCAGAGAAGCACCCCACTACTGGATTATATCCACGCTGGAACGGGCGCAATCTCTACAACGAACGCCAGTCTATGGATGCAAGTACCTGGGCGCTGATTTATCAACAGCAAGATATATCTGATGATGCAGCCTTTGACCCAGTATGTGTTCGTGGCTCTATTGATGGTATGCGAAAGTCTGGACACCTCACCGCTGGACACCCAGGACATCCACGCGATCTCAATGGCTTTACTTATATTTGTGGACTAGACCCTGCAATGATTGGCGATACAGCAGCCATATGCTACGCCATTGACCGCGCTACTAGCAAAAGGTATATCGTAGATGCTATCAAGATTAGCAGACCGTCTCCAGCCGCTATCCGTAATCTTATATTTGATTGGACATCCCTCTACTCCCCTTCCGAGTGGGTTGTCGAAAAGAACGCCTTTCAATCCTTCTTGACACAAGACGAAGGTATTCGTATGCACTTAGCTTCCCGCGGTGTGCAGTTCAAGGAACACCATACTGGTTCTAATAAGTGGGATGCCGGCTTTGGTGTTGCCTCTATGTCTACCCTCTTTGGTACCAAGCAACACGACGGTAAGCACCACAGAGATAACTTGATACACCTGCCATCAGATCAGACAGAGAATATAAAGTCTTTGATTGAGCAGCTAGTTACGTGGTCGCCTACCACCAAAGGTAAGACTGACTTAGTAATGGCTCTATGGTTTTGTGAGATTAGAGCAAGAGAGATGCTCAACTATGGTAAGTATGCAACCCACCATATGAAAAACCCTTTCTTATCTCGCCAAGAGATAGGCAAGCGAACAGTCATCAATTTAGATGAAGCCTTCGCAGAACAAAATCAAATGAGAGTAATTTAGGAGATAACTATGGCAGATTCAACAGCAGACAAAGCACGTAAGGCTCGTGGAAAAGCATACGATGCTAAATATATGTATATGGATAACATAAATTTAGCAAAGAAAATTGCTAAAACAGCAACTGGAAAAAATTTGACAGATGCAGAAGGAACAAGAGCCGGAAAAATTATTGCTAATCGTCGAAAAATTGATACTGGTCGTACTGTTGCTCGCGCTACTGCTATTGAAAAACGTACTGCAAAAGAATCATCAGCTAAGCGTATGGCTGGTGCAGTAAGCGGTGGAGTAGCAAAGAAGCAAACTCCTAAGGTAAAAACAACTGTCAAGAAAACAGGAAATAAATAATGGGCCGAGGAAAACTAACTCCAGAATCAGCAGCAAATCAAAAAAAACTTATTGCTGAATCTCGCGCCAAAAATAAGGCTATCCAAGCCGAAGCAATGAAGATTGCAGAAAAACAAAAACTAAATGCAGCAATAAAAGAAACTCTAAAAAAACGTAGCACACCTAAAGTATCACGTGCCACATCACGTGCAACTGGTACACGTTCAATATCGCGTGGCGGTAGTCTTGGTGGGCGCGGCTCTGGTGGCGGTTTGTTCAATAACCAAAATAGATAATTTTATAATAACCGATAGGAAACCAATTGTTATCAGTCAAAGAAGTTGACGCGAAACTATCGCGGTTACGCACACGGTCAGCAGCGCGTGACCAGCGTATGCGCGACGTGCTTTCGGTACGTCAAGGAGATATCTCAAAGGTATTTCCTTCTATGTTCTCCGAGGACTATCCTAAGCCTCTCGTTGCAAACTTCATTGACGTAGCAGCACGCGACCTAGCAGAAGCGATGGCACCACTGCCATCCTTCAACTGTTCAGCAACTAATATGGTTTCCGATACTGCACGCAAGGCAGCAGATACTAGAACTCGTATTGCCAATTTTTATATCTCAAACTCTGACCTACAATTGCAGATGTATACCGGCGCTGACTGGTATAACACCTATGGTATGTGTGTTGGTATGGTCGAGATGGACTACGATGATAACAACCCACGTATCCGTATGCTCAACCCATTTGGTATTTATCCAGAACTAGACCGCTATGGTCGCACCTTATCTGTTACACAGGTAATCATTAGCGATACTGAGACTCTAGCAGCGCAATACCCAGAGTTCTACGAGCAAATCCTTGGTAGAAATAACTACTTATTAGGCTCACCTTATGTCTCAATGGTCAAGTACCACGACAAGGATCAAGACTTGCTCTACTTACCAGAGCGTAAGAATCTAGTTCTATCTAATACTCCAAACGTTCTTGGCAAGTGTATGGCCCGTACTGTTATGCGTTCATCCCTAGACGGTGAAGCTCGTGGTCAGTTCGATGATGTACTCTCAGTACAACTCGCTCGTGCTCGCTTTGCTATCTTGCAGATTCAAGCAGCAGAAAAATCTATTCAAGCACCTATTGCTATCCCACAAGATGTGCAAGAGTTAGCCCTTGGGCCAGATGCCATTATGCGCTCTGCTAACCCACAAGGTATCCGCAGAGTTCCACTAGAACTACCACCTGGAGTCTTTACTGAGTCCGGTGTACTAGAGCGTGAACTTCGTATGGGTGCTCGCTATCCTGAATCTCGTTCAGGCAACATTGACGCATCCGTTGTCACAGGTCGTGGCGTACAAGCCCTACAAGCAGGCTTTGACACACAGATCAAGGCAGCACAGGCACAGTTTGCTAGACTCTTTACTGAACTTACATCCCTTTGCTTTGAAGCAGATGAAAAAGTATTTGGTGGTATTCCAAAGACTATCAAGGGAACCGATGACGGTACACCTTATGTACTCAAGTACACCCCATCTCGTGATATCAAGGGCGAGTATGGAGTAGATGTTCGCTACGGAATTATGTCTGGTATGGACCCTAACCGCGCCATCATTGCATTACTACAAATGCGTTCAGACAAACTTGTTTCCCGCGACTATGTACGTCGTGAGATTCCAATGGACCTCAATGTAACTCAGGAGGAACAACGTGTTGATATTGAAGAGATGCGCGATTCTTTGCGTGTTGCTGTTGCACAGTATGCACAGGCGATACCGGCTCTCGCGGCGCAAGGTCAAGACCCTTCAGAAATTATCAGTCGCATCGCAACTGTTATCCAAGGGCGCCAAAAAGGACAAGCGTTAGAAAACATTATTGAAAAGGCATTTATGCCTCCAGCTCCACCAGCCGCGCCACCTATGGCACCTGGAATGGAACAACAACTTCCAGCAGCAGGTGTGGCCCCCGCTCCTGCCTCGCAGCAACCTCCACAAGAACAAGCTGGTCAGGCCCCTGCTGCTGGTCAAAAACCCGATATAGCCCAACTACTAGCTGGTATATCCGGCGCAGCATAAATAAAGGAGGTGTAAATATGAATAAAGGATCACGTGCAGCAGCACCAATGTCAATGCCAGTTGAAGGCAAGAAGGATACCTCCAAGCCAGCAGGTCCAGGCAAGGTTGTACCATCAATGATGCCAGCAGGTCGTAAAGGTACAGCAGTAAAAAAGGGATAAATGTTTTTATTTGAAAGGCGTACTGGACTATGGAAGATGATGGTTATATGTCTCGTCCAGTACGTCTTTTAGATTTCGTTGTTATATTTGTAGGATTTATAAATAATATTGCTAGAGTTTTTGAAACCTTGACAGGTGAACTACTAGAACTTTCCATTTACCATTCCAACCACAAGTCTAAGACTAATAAAGCGTGGGAAGATATGGTCACAGATTTAGAAACATTAGAGGAGGACAAGTGACGACTGCACCAATGAATCCACTTGCCGGTCCACCAGGTCCAGGAAAATATTCCACACGCACTGATAACCTACAAATGGGTTCTATCGCCTATGGCGAAGGCAAGGAAACAGCAGAAATTTTATCTGGCGCAAATCTTGCTAAGACACCAGATGTAAAAGTAGAACCATTAGTTGGTTTATACGCAGAAACGCAACAACCAAATACTCCAATTACTCAAGGAATTGATATTGGTCCTGGTGCTGGTTCATCCGCACTAATGATGAATAAAACGGTAGTAAAGACTTCGGATACTTTAGCAAAACTGCTTCCATTTGATACTGATGGATCTATAGCAATCCTGTACCAACAAGCATTAGCTAATGGTGATTGATGGCAGATAGACTAAAAGCTGCAGCCCTTGCCGCAGGAGTATCTCCTGAAGAACTAAAACAAATGGATGCACTTAGCAAAACATTATCAGTCCATCGTGAACTTTCAAACTTGCCACAAAATGTAGCACAACAGGCTTATGCTTCAAAAACTCCTGAACAACAGGCAGCTCTAGTAAGAGTTGCCGGTCAAGAAGATCCTGCAACCAAACCTGCTCGTGGTTGGCTAGGTACTGCTTGGCATTATAGTATTGGTGGTTTGTTTGGTCTTGCTATAGAAGGATCAGATTTAGCAACACGTCTCTATCGTACTGGCGCTATTGCAGTAACTGAAGGTAAGTCACCATTTGGTGCTGGTAACGCTTGGGATATTGCAAACGATAAAGGCGATAAAGTATTCAATCAGAATCGTATTGAAACTGCCAAGAAACGCTATGGCAGTGTACGCATTGATGTTGCACTACGTGTTGCAGCAGGTGAAAAACTAAGTCAAATAGCAGCCACTGGTAGCGAAGACGAAAAAGCAATTGCTGCATTAGCGGCTCAAAAGAATGACCCATTATTCAATGACGCTTTAGATGAAGTAAACGCTGCAAAGTATTCCCCTGGTCGCCAATTTGCAAATGTTATTGACGCTATCACTCCAGGTGATCTTGTCAAAAATGGTTTTATGTACAAGACACTATCAGGTGCAGTAGATGCGGCCTATCGTGTTTATGCAGACCCATTACTTTTTGTAGGCAAAATAAAGAAAGCTCTTGACATTGCACGCTATTCATTAGATGTAGTAGTTGGTGGCGGTAAAGTAGAAGAAGTATTTGCTCGTCCACAAGTAGCAAACTTCTGGAATACCTATGGACAACAACTCACTAAGTATCGTGAAGCTGTTGCATCTGGTGACAAAATTGCAGCAGTTGCAGCAAAGAAGCAACTAGCAATTACAGCACCTGAATTTGGTGACGCAGTTATAAAATCTTTTATCAATATTGATGCTCCTATCAAAGATGCTAGTACTGCTAAGGCTTTCTTTCTCAATGCAAAGCAAGTAGAAGAAATGATGAAAGGCCAGATTGGTCGCAAGCGTGTTATGGTTCCACGCCTTGACGCTGCTCGTCAATTGCGTATCAAAACAGCAACGACTGCTAATAAAGTTTTCAATATAGATTATATGGGTTCTAAGTTTGTAGACGATAAGTTCTTTGGTGGAGCAGCAACTGATGATGGAATTGCAGATACCATAATCAATAACCGCGCTGCAATAGTTAGCGCTATCAAGCCAAAGTATGACACTAAAGGTATGGCTCGTTTTTCTATGGCTCAGATTCAATATCGTATTGATCGTATGAAAGCCAAGTTTGAACGTGTGCCTATCTTTGATAACGAGTCATTAGAAGTTACGGCTAAAGATTCTGCTCAAAAAGTTTATCTATATGCTCGTATGATATTACCTCGCAACGATGCTAAGTTGTTAGCACAAACATTTGACGATGCTGAGGTTGGCCTAAAGAAAGAAATCTTTTATGGTCTTCAATCCAGTATTGCAGATATTCGCGGTATCAATGTTACCAAAGAAGGACAACCTATTGGTCGTGCTTTAGCAGGCAAAAATGAAGCACTATTTGCATTAGATGTTGATGGATATAATCCTTCCAGACTACCTAATGGTGAATCTGTTGCTCTTATTCTTTCTGATTTGTCAGACTTTGTTACTACGCTAAGCATCAAAGATATTGACCGTTTATCAGCTCGTAGCGGTATTATTGGAAGTGTCTTAGGTATTGCCCACTCTGGTTGGGTAGATAAAATGACTAGTGCTTGGTCATTTGCAACTCTTGCTGGTCCTAGGTATGCTATTCGTAATGCAGCAGAAGATTTGATGGTTCACCTTGCAATTGGTGAATCTCCTTGGGGCCTTGTCAAGGCTCGTGGCCTTTCAACACGTTTTCGTACTGCTAAAGGACTTGAAGAAGGTCTAACCAAAGCTGAAAAGATAGCACAAGATCCACTAGGTGGAGTTTTACGCTTTATCAATAAAAAAGAAGCTAAAGCCTATGGAGCAGAAGTCAAAGCTGCAGATGGTGATTTGAAAGCAATTCGTGAAATTACAGCACGTGCTCTCAATGAAGGCAAGATGGCTCGCTTTTATGAAAAAGTTGGTCTTGGTAAATTTACTAAAGCGGATCGTGAAGCACTTGCAGAACAAATCAGGTTTGGTGATTTAGATAATGCACTAATGGATATTGTTGAAGGTGGAAAAAACTCCTTTACTGGTATTGATGCTTATACACGTACACTCAATTTTACTCGCAAGTATAATGTTAGAACAGCAGCTCTTGGTTATGATTTACCAAAAGCATTTGGTCGTGCTAAAGGCGCTAAAGGTCTAAAGCAACAAGCACCACTTGCAGATACTGCGTCTTCAATTGCTTGGGCTATGCGTATTGGATATTACTCAAATGATAAATTGGGTGGTATTGCAGTTGCTAATCTTGATAATGAAAAAGTTGCAATTTCTAAAGTTCTTGATTGGCTCAATGACTCAAAGAATGAAAAACTTGTCAAATCATTTCGTTTAGAAGAAAATGGAATTACTAGAGATAAACACGCTGAAAATATTGTTGCTGCTGCAAAGCAACTTTTTGTAAAGCAAGATGGAAAGACCATCAATTTAGATTTGCTTAGTAAAGTTCGTGAACTAGATCCAACAACTGGGCAATATAAAATCACTGGTAAAATTTCACTAGATGACTTGCCAGCTAATGCAGCAGATGCACCGCAATATATTCTTGGCCCACAACTGGTAGCTATATCCGATACCGGAAACTACACCACATCCATTATGGAATGGGGATGGGATTGGCTAGGAAATGCCAATGCGCGTTTCTCACGCGAGCCTATGGTCTTGCAAGAGATGATAAAGATTCGCAAAGAGTTCAAGAGCACTGGATTTGAAGAAGCCTTTATTGCTTCTTACTTGAAGGGCGTTACTGCTCCTAAGGCAATTGAGCGAGCAACACTCAACGCAAGATACAAGTTAGCAGAAATTGTTGAAGAACGTGCTGCTGCTCAAACACTTGCCTATGTTGATAATCCTTTAGTTCAAAGTCAACTTGCATTTACTGGTCGCAACTTTGCTCGTTTCTATCGTGCCACTGAAGATTTCTATCGTCGTATGTATCGTGGTATTAGATACAACCCAGAGTCCATAGCACGTGCTTCTCTTACTTATGAAGGAATTACGCACTCAGGTTGGGTTCAGTATGACGATCAAGGTGAACCATACTTCATCTATCCTGGAACACAATATGTTTACCGAGCAGTTCAAGCCACAATGCAAGCATTTGGCGTACCAGCAGAGTTCAAGGTTCCCTTTCCGGTGCAATTTGGTGCAAAACTAAAGATGTTGACACCTTCACTGAACCCAGATTCAGCAGTTCCAACACTTGCTGGTCCTTTATCTGGCTTTTCTATAAAAGTTGCATCAAACTTAGTAGATATATTCAATCCAGGTCTAGCAGATCGGATTACAACTACATTTTTAGGTAAGTATGCAGAAGACCAACCAATGGTTTCAGCATTTTTGCCAGCACATATCAATAGAATTTATTCAGCAATGAATAAAGATGAACGTGATGGACAATACGCATCAGCTATGCGTAAATCTATGACATATCTTGAAGCAAATGGACACGGACTTGAACAAAAGTTTGCACAAGATGGAACTCCAATCCCATTTACTTCTAAAGAACTTGAAGACTATCGTATAAAGTTGAAGAACACTACACTTTCTATTCTTGGTCTTCGTGTTTTCTATGGTTTTACTGCTCCAGCCTCACCACAAGTACAACTAAAGTCTGAGATGGCTGATTGGGTACGTGGTAATGGAGAAGCATCCTTCAAACAGGTATGGTATGGAATCTTAGATAAAACTGGTGATTACGATAGCGCTATGAAAGAATGGGTAAAGCGTTATCCAGACCAGATTCCATTTACAATTTCAGAATCAGATCGTACAACTGTTTCATATTTTAGATATGCCAAAGAATCTGGTGATTTTGTAGAGCAGAATCAACAACTGTTCAAAGATTTCAAACAAGGTGCAACCTTCTTGATACCTCACAAGGCTGGATACTCTTGGGATGCCTATAAGACTATGACCGATATGGGTCTTCGTAGCAACAAAACAGTAACTGACTTCCTTCGTGAGGTACAAACTGCTGCAGATATGCAAAGTTACTATGACAAGAAGACTCAATATGAAGTTGGCCTTGAAACTGCAGGAACAGATTTTGAACGTACACAATTGCGTCAAGAATTTACTTCTTGGGCAACAATCTTCAAAGCAGGCCGACCATTAGTTCAAGAAGAACTAGCGCAAGGTGGCAAGAAGGCAATTGATCGTATCAATGCTTATAACGACCTCAAGGCAATGCTTGATTCAAAGCAAGCTGATAAGGCAGATAGAGGAACAGCACAAGCACTTCGTAAAATGACAGATTTGTATGAAACATATAAATCATCTAAAGCAGAATTAGACCAATTTGGTCGTAGTCAATTTTTATCTCAGATGAATAAAGATGAAACTATTATCAAAATGCGTGAACTTTCACAATACAATGAGAACACAATTAGTGCATACAATGTACTCTTTGGAAGATTGTTAGGAGAATAAAATGGGTCGTAACTTACCTGTAACAGGATCAAAGGTTGCACAACCTCAAGCAACTCCAGCAGTCACACCTTCTGCTGTTTCTGAATATACTACTTTTCTTACTTCAGTTGCAAAAAATCCTGCACTCATAGTAGGTTATTCCAAGTTACTCAAATCTGCTGGATTTTACAAAGGCAAAATAACAGAGGTCTACACACCTGCCTTACAAAAAGCATTTGATAAGGCAGAACAAGAACGAATGTCAATTAGCACAATTCGACCTATTGGAAGAGATGACTTTCTAAAGGAAACAATCTCTATCGGTGGTGGCGGTGGAGCACAGTCAAATATTCAAACGTATCAAATCAATGATACATCAGCAAATGCTCTTATCAATAAATTATTTCAAGACCTAACTGGATATTCTGCTAGCCCTAAAGATATTGAAAAATATAAAAAAGATTTGCGTGCTGCACAAAAAGCGAATCCTACACGTCAAACATACGATTCTGCCGGAAATCTTTTACAATCAGGTGGTATGGATAATGAACAATATTTGACAGAAAAGATTGAACGCACAGGCGCAGCTCAAACTAGCAAGGCAACTGATGCTTACGCATTGATGATGCAAGAACTAGGAGGACTCCGCTAATGGCACAGAAACCTCCTGATACTTGGGTTAGCCAAGTAATTACGCTCAAAGGCAAACGCGATAACGTATATTCAAAGATTGATGGTTCTCTTGTTGGTTATATGAAGGATGGAAAATTCATCCAAACTGTAAATCAACTTCCAAAGTTAGACCCAAAGAAAAAGCCAGTTCAAGATAAACAATTTGCTGCAAATATTGCAAAGATTTCAGCACTCAACTCTATCCCACAATTAGAACAAGATGCTGCTTATTATAAAGATCAAGCAGAAAATCCAAATATAACTCCAGAAGAACGTGCTACTGCTAAAGGTCAATACGACGCACTCAATTTTCAAGTTGAAACAAAGCGTCAAGAAGCAGGTGTAGCAGAAGAAACCGTAACTGAAGAACAAGGTAAGAAAGACGCAACTTCTGCTAAAGATCGTTTACCAAAGATTCAATCTGAGTTTGCTAAACTAAAAAAACAATATGATGTTTTATTAGATCCACTTGATAATGATGGCAGAGGTCCATCAATCAAATCTAAATTAGATACTTTAGCCCAAGAGTATTCACAGTTATATCCAAAGGCTACTGGAACTCCAGTAATATCAAAGGCTCTAGCATTTTCTCGTCTTGCTGAAAATAAAGCAGCTACCTTTGAACCACCAGCTAGCGGTGTTACTACTCCACCTGCAGGTCCCGCCGATGCTACCAAGCGTGGAACAGAAGCAGTTGCTAAAACTGGAGATATTCCAGCAACTCCAGGAAAATCAAAAGTTCCTAATGCTCCAAAAACACCAAAGACTCCCCTGCCAACTGCAGCAGAAAAAGAAGCTGAAGCTCTTGGTGCAGCAGCAGATTTAGATTTTTCTATTCCACAGACTATATTCAAGAACGTTCCTAGCCTTCAAAGATTGCTTCAGAAATACTCTGACCCAAAGTTAGGTATGACACAAAAGCAGTTCCTCAAAGAACTGCGCGATGATGTTTGGTATAAAAATAATTCTGAAGAAATCAAAAACCGTTACATACAACTTTACAATTACAACGATCAAAAAAAGGCTGGTCAGGATGTAAGTAACACTGATTATGCAAAGCAAATCTCTACACTTGAGCGTAAGATTGCTGATAAGGCTCGTCTTATAGGTTCTGGTATTGCATCAGATCCAGATGCCTTGCGTAAAGCGGCTGAAAACTTTTATATTACAAATGTAGGTATTGATGATGCAATGGCAACAGACCTCATTGCAGCAGCTATTAGACCTATTGGTTCTACTATTGCTGGTCAAGCAACATCTGGTTATAGCGGTCAAGCACTTCAAAATTACCAGACATTACAATCTGCTGCTAAGGCTAATGGCTTTTCTATAGCAGATATTATTCCTGGTGGATCTAATGAACAGCAAGTTCTTGCTGGAATTGCAACTGGTGCTATTGATATCAACCGTGTAGCACAAGATGCTCGCAAACTAGCAGCACAAGGACAACCACAATATGTCCGTGATTTATTAGGTCAAGGTTATAATTTAGATCAGGTATATGCACCATATCGTCAGACAATGGCTAGTATTCTTGAAGTACAAGACCCTAATCAAATTGACCTCAATGACCCAACTCTTCGTATGGCAATTACTGATAAAGGTGATATGAACCTATACGATTTCAAAAAGGCGCTCAAGAAAGATAATCGTTGGCAGTATACAGAAAATGCAAGACAAGAAGTATCAAGTGCTGCTTTTAGTGTACTACGTGACTTTGGATTTCAGGGGTAATGATGGCTATAGCAGATGATTTGAAAGCAGCACAAACAAAGAGAACTCCTGAACAGTCATACCTTGGTGCTCTCGCTGAGGAAAGTTCTGGTATATCAGGTGAAGTTGCAGCACAAGTTGCAGATACTGCTTTAGCGGCTAAAGAAGCTGCATCTCTTGGACAACAAGCGACAGCAATGACTGTCAATAGAAAAGCAATTGGTACTTATACGGATTCAACAACTGGTGATGTTATCGAACGCTATGATAATGGCACTGAAGAAGTTATCCGCAAAGGAACCATACAGCAGGATAAGACAACTGCAGCAAATTTAGATGCAGAGGCAAAGAGACGTCAAGGCCAATCTGCTTATGATTTAGTTACTGCCGAGTTCAATAAATATGGGCTTGGCTCGTTATTGGAACCACTAAAAAATCTTATTGTTACGGGTGCCTCCCCTGCAGAATTTACTATAAAACTTCGTGAAACTGAAGCCTACCAAAAGCGTTTTGGTGCTAATAAACAACGTATTGCTAAAGGTTTAGCGGCAATTAGTGAAGCAGAATACATTGCTCTTGAAGACCAATACCAAAATGTTATGCGTAACTATGGATTACCAGAATCCTACTGGGCCAAAGATTCAATGGGAACACAAGAAGGTTTTACTCAACTCATTGCCGGTGGTGTAGATGCAACTGAATTAGAAAATAGAATTATACTTGGCAAAAGTAGAGTACTCAATGCAAATCCAAGAGTAAAGCAAGCCTTACAACAGTTCTATCCTGATATAAATGATGGAGATATCCTTGGATTTGTATTAGACCCTACTAAGGGAATGGATCTTATCAAGCGTAAGGTAACTGCTGCTGAAATTGGTGGAGCACAGTTAGGTGCTGGTCTACAAGCAACAGTAGCTGGTGCCGAAGCACTTGCTGCTAATAATGTTACAGGCGCACAATATCAAGCCCAAGCATCTAATATTGCTGGAGGCTCACTTCGTGGTGGACAACTTGCATCTATTTATGGTCAAGATCCATACACACAACAGACAGCAGAGCAAGTGGCATTGAATATACCTGGTTCTGCAGAAGCAATAAAACAAACCCAAAAGATTACGGGACTTGAGAAAGCCTCTTTCAATGCTAGAACCGGACTTACCGGCACAGCCTTAGCGCGAGATCGCGCAGGCGGTTACTAAATAAAAAGCCTGCCACTAGAACAACTGGCCTAGTGGAGTGATAACAAGTCCAGGAGTCAGAGCCATATCCAATCCCCATTGGAATATGAGGCTGGCGAAATCAAACCAACTGATAGGGAGAAGAAACACTATGTCCAATTATGACTACGAGGATGACGACGACTTCACAACAGAAGATTCGTCTAGCAATGACCTTGTAAAGCAATTACGTAAAGCCAATAAGCAAAAGGAAAAAGAACTGGCAGATCTCAAAAGCCAGTTTGACAGCCTTAGCAAAGGGCAACGCGAAAGAACAATCAAGGATGCTCTCGCAAGTCGCGGAGTAAATCAGAAGATCGCTTCTTTTATTCCATCGGACATTGACCCAACTGAAGAGTCGGTGTCTAAATGGCTCGAAGAATATTCCGATGTATTTGGAATTGACCTCGGGCAAAGCCAGGCAACACCTAATGTAAATCCAGCCGACGCTGCTGCGTATAAGAGAATGACAAATACTGCAGATTCTGGTGCTTCACCAGAACATAACGCAGACATTATGCAACGTCTACTCAATACAAATAGCAAAGAAGAACTGGATGAACTAATTAGGCAGTCTGGTTTATAACCCCCTCCTACTAACGAAAGGCTAGACCTAAATGGCTATCCCAACAGGTACCCCTACCTCTAGCTCGACGATCAGCGCACTTGTAACTGCAGCATACGACCAGTATGTAAGAATGGCACTTCGTTCCATTCCAGTTATGCGTAACCTTGCTGACGTCAAGCCAGTGCAACAGGCAATGCCAGGTTCGTCAGTTGTGTTCTCTATCTATTCAGATTTGGCACAAGCCACTTCAACATTGACAGAAACATCTGATGTATCTTCCATTGCTCTCGGTAACCCTTCACAGGTTACAGTAACTCTGAACGAATACGGTTCAGCAGTAACAACAACAAAGAAGTTGAACCTAACTTCATTCAACGATGTTGATTCAGCACTTGCTGACATCATCGCTTACAACGCAGCAGACTCAATTGACAACGTAGTTGGTCAGGTCCTCTCAGCAGGAACTAACGCTATCTACTCAAACGGTCCATCAGGTACTGCTCCAACTTCATCAGCAACAGTTCTACCAGTAGACACAATGACAGTAGCGGATATCCGCAACGCTGTTGTTTCACTACGTACAAACAAGGCATTGCCTCGTATGGGTGAACTCTATGCTGCATACCTCCACCCACGTCAGTCAGCCGATCTTCGTGCTGAAACTGGTACTGGTGGATTCCAAGAACTTTCAAAGTATGTTGACCGCACACCATTCGTGGCTGGTGCAGTTGGCGTAATTGAAGGTGCTTTCATCGTTGAGACACCACGTGTTCTCAATGGTCTAAAGTTGGCTGCTGGTATTACTACAAGCACTACTATCACCAACAGCGCGTTGACTTCAAACGTTGCAACAATTACAACAGCAGTTGCTCACGGTCTTGGCGTAGGTCAGGTCGTAACAGTTGCTTGCGTAACTGCAACAACACTCAACGGTACATTTACAATCGCATCTGTACCATCAACAACAACATTTACCTATGCTCTGACAGCAACTAACGTTACTTCAGCAGCAGATACAGGTACTGTTACATTTACCAACAACTACCGCGCAATTGTTGCCGGTCGTGAAGCATTGGCTGAAGCACAAGCTGCAGATATCTCAACCGTTATCGGTCCAGAGATTGATGCACTTCGTCGTTTCCGCACAATCGGTTGGTACTACTTCGGAGGCTTCAACCGCCTTCGTGAGTCTGCACTCTATCGCATTGAGTCTGCAGCAACTAACGGATAATTCCGTTCGGCAGGGGCGGGGTCAAACCCGCCTCTGCTACTTATGAAAGGTTGGATATGGCATATACATTAGTAACACCGTACCGGTGGGAGACATACGTTGATGATCCATACTCTAAGTATGCCCGTCTTGCAGGTCGTCGCCTTACTGGTGGAACCATTGATGGCCCTATCGCACCTAGTATGACAGATGTTCCACGAGGCCAATCGTTATTAGTTACTGGTACTACTGTTGTAATGACACAGACACCAAGCCAAGATGATTTAGCGGCAGCTAGTTACTATTTCCTTGGTGGTCACGAATATGTAATTAGTGATGAGCAAGCAGCAGTTCTAACTGCTGCTGGCTATGGAAGTTATGTGACTCCAATAGTATGAGTAATTGCACAAGTTCTTGTAAGACGCAAGACCACGAATCCTACGGAGAGTGCCTTAGGTCTAATACTCCAATGTTCGTTGGTGTTACTCCAACTAAATCTGGATATGACCAGACTAAAGTTCGTGCAGATGAGAAAGAGATTCAGTCCTACTGGGATGCAACAAGGCAAGGTATAGAGCCACGCTCTACTAAGAAAGCTGACATAGATGCAGCAGTTCAACTTTCCAATGAAGGTGGAAAAGCCTTCGATGGAATCTCAATGACCTATAAAAACTAAGGAGAAAAAATGCCAAAAGTAGGAATGAAAGAATTTGCATACGGTCCAAAAGGTATGGCAGCAGCTAAGAAGGAAGCCAAGAAGACTGGCAAAAAGATGATCAAGAAGCAGACTAAGAAGATGGGTAAGAAGAAGTAATGGAAAACTACAAAGAAGAAGAGATTGCAAAGTACCCAACACCTGATAAGCAATACGAAGGTGCAATGAAGTACGAGACTTATGAATCACTACAGACTGGTGCAATGGGAAAGTCTGCTAAGTAAATGGCAAAGTCTCCAGCGTGGCAGAGAGCAGAAGGTAAGAACCCTAAGGGTGGCCTCAACGCCAAAGGTCGTGCCTCTGCTAAAGCGCAGGGGATGAACCTCAAGCCTCCAGTCAAAAAGGCTGAGGCTGCTAAATCACCTAAGTCTGCAGGACGGCGCAAGTCTTTCTGCGGTCGTATGTGCGGTATGAAGTCCAAGTTGACTTCCGCTAAAACTGCCAAAGATCCAAACTCTAGAATAAACAAGTCACTTCGTGCTTGGGATTGCAATTGTAAATAAAGAAGTAAAGGAGATATAGGTGGCACTAGGAGTTTACGGTACAACTTTACTAGCAGAGATGAACAGACTTGCTAATGGTGGCACCTATCGAACATCTGCCGAAATGGTAGATATGGCGCTGGCTGCTCGTCAATGGGCAGCGGCAAGAGATGTCCAACTTACTGTTGATGACACAGTTGGAGTTCTCAATGAGATTATGAGTAACTTCCCATTTGTACACGCAGCAACAACTGCGCCTACTTCTGGTGTTTATGCACCGGGAACGTTAGGAGCAGACGGCGGTTATGGGATTGGTGCAACACTTACGGCACCTTCTAATGCCCGTCTTGTTGTAGATGGTCACACTATCTCAACAGGTGAACGAGTCTTGTACTGGCAGAATACTGACGCAACAACTAACGGCGTTTACTATGTAACAGACCAAGGTTCTGCATCTACCAAGTGGGTATTGACTCGTTGCAATACTTGCAATAACTCTATTGCAGGACAAGTTGCTTATGGTAAGTATGCCTTTGTTCAAACTGGTACAACATATGCTAACAAAACTTTCAAACTGGTATCTGAAGGAACAGGTCCTAACGGATCTATTATTATAGGAACGGAAGACATTACTTTTGCGCTCACAACAGAAGTTGAATATCCTAAAGGTGACTGGCTTGATTTTAGCGGTGTATGTAACTTTATCGCTAGGACTACTGGCCTACCTGCAGCGCAGGCTCTCAGAGGTGTCTCACAATGAGTGCTAAATTCAATCTAATCTGCGAGCAAGCAACAACGTTCAATTTTCAGTTTTCAATCAATAACGATGCTGTTCCAATCAACATCACTGGCTATACAGGAACTATGACAGTTCGCCCATTCGTTGGTTCTACCACAACAACTGTTGTGGCTACTACTGAAAATGGTCGTATGGTACTAACTGGTGCAACAGGAACCGTTACTGTAACTCTTTCTTCTGCACTTACAGAGCCAATCGTTCCTGGTCGCTATTCTTATGATTTGATTCTAAATAGTGGATCTACTATTACTAGATATCTTGAAGGTCTATTTATTGTAACGGGGGCTGTAACGCTATGACAACCTATGTAGTTATTGAATCCATTACTCCCAACCAATCATTGGTATTTTCAGCACAGCAAGGTCCTCAAGGCATCGGTGGTGCCACAGGTCCTACTGGTCCACAAGGACCTGTCGGTGCTACTGGTTCAACAGGTGCATCTGGTGCTACTGGTGTAACTGGAGCCACAGGTCCTGATGGAGCCACTGGAGCCACTGGACCTACAGGCGTAGGTGCTACTGGTGCAACAGGTCCTACAGGAGTTACAGGCGCTACAGGACCAACTGGTGCTGATAGCACAGTTGCCGGTCCTACGGGTCCTACAGGCCCTGCAGGGGCCACAGGACCTACAGGTCCTACAGGTGCTGACAGCGTTGTTCCAGGTCCTACAGGAGCCACAGGACCAGCAGGTGCTACAGGTCCTACAGGAGCAACTGGGCCGCAAGGCGTTACAGGAGATGTCGGACCTACTGGTGTTATTGGAGCCTCTGGCCCAATCGGTGCTACTGGTGATACTGGACCAACTGGACCAACAGGCGCTACCGGACCTGCTGGTGCTACTGGACCTACAGGACCCACAGGTTTGACTGGACCCACTGGTCCAACAGGTGCTACTGGCGTTGGCAACATTGCAGGATTCAACACTCAAACTGGTACTAGCTACACACTTGTCATTGGCGATCTCAGCGATATCGTTACTCTCAATAACGCTGCTGCTATTACACTTACAGTGCCTCCATCAGTCTTTAGTGCCAATGACCAGATACACGTAGTCCAATATGGAGCAGGTCAAGTAACCTTTGCTCAAGGCGCTGGAGTAACTATTCTTTCAACTGGTGCAACAACGACTGCTCCCAAGTTGAGAACTAATAAGTCAGCCGCCACAGTAATCTGTACGGCGAGCAATACGTTCTTGATTGTGGGCGACATATCGTAGGATAAGCCCTATGAGATTCCACGTTATCAGCCTGCCACATACCCAAACAACTAAAGATTATGTCAACTGCGCCTATACTGAAAAGGTAAGACGCTTTTGCATAATGATGAAGAGTCTAGGTCATACGGTCTACCTCTACGCTAGTGAAGATAATGAAGCACCTTGTGATGAACTTGTTACTTGTATCACTAAGCAAGAACAAGCAGATGCACTAGAAGGTAAGCATTATACCGAAGCTGCCTTTGATAACCAATTACCGCATTGGCAAATATTCAATGCTAAAGCAATTGAGGAACTAGGCAAGCGCTTAGTACAAAAAGATTTTATATGTGTTATCGGTGGTGCATCACATAAACCGATAGCAGATGCTTACCCCGATTATATGACAGTTGAGTTCGGTGTTGGCTACGGTGGAGTCTTTAGCAAGTATAGAGTCTTTGAATCCTATGCTTGGATGCACAGTATCTATGCAATGTATAAAGACCCTACAGCAGTAGATGGCAACTTCTACGATGCGGTAATACCTGGTTACTTAGAACCAGAGATGTTTCCACTGCAAGAAAAGAAAGAAGATTATTACCTATACGTAGGTCGTATGGTAGATCGCAAAGGCATCATAGTTGCTCAACACGTTTGTAAAGAACTTGGGCTAAAACTTATAATGGCAGGTCCTGGAACAAATCCCAAGATTGAATATGGTGAGTGGGTAGGACCAGTCGGGCCAGAGCAGCGAGCAAAACTAATGGGCGGTGCTATTGCACTCTTTGCCCCAACGCTTTACATAGAACCTTTTGGTAACGTAGTTATCGAAGCACAAGCCTGTGGTACTCCAACGATTACTACAGACTGGGGAGCCTTTACTGAGACTAACCCACAAGGAGTTACCGGATATCGTTGCAGAAATGCAATGGAATTTGCTGGTGCAACAGAGTGGGTAAAAGACTTAGACCCAGTAGCAATACATAAGAGAGCAGTAGCGTTGTATTCACTAGAAGCTATTGCACCACAATACGAGCAATACTTTGCACGACTGCTAACTCTATGGGGAGATGGCTGGTATGAGAGGAAATAATGCCAACACTTAGCGATATGATAGATGAGGTTCGCTCGTCTCTAGCAGGCTACACCCTGCGCCAAGATAGAATAACCTATCTCAATAGTGCTATTACATCTACTGCTACTGCTGTTCCTATTGGATCAAGTTCTAACTTAGCCAAAGGAATAATTGAAATTGATGATGAACTCATCTGGATTGATAACTTTAGTCAAGCAAGTAGCA